ATATTGAATTGGCTGATGAATTTGTTGATTTGGTAAAACTTACATTTAAACTAAAAGAACAGAAAAAAGCACCTGTAATTATATTTCAGAAAAATACATTAGCATGTTTGAGAATGGTTAGAAAGTATGCAAAAATAATTGATACTATGGAAGATGAAGAATTTCCTGATTTGCATAGAAATCGCTTGCATATGATTAAAAAGGCTAAGCGTATTGAAAAACAACTAGAAAAAATAAATAAAGACGAGGCTATTTCAGATGGTGTTAAAACAACTGTTGATAAAGATGGTAATGTTAAAACAAGCAAAGTAACTAAAGATAAATGTAATAATAGAACAGACTCTGTTAAGCGTGATAAAGGAAAATCATATGAAAAGACCCATGAAGAAAAACAAGAATTACCCGTAAATAATGATAATGAGGAATTTATTAATTTGGAAGGTCTACAACAACCAACTGATAAATATAATTTTAATGATATTCAGTATTTTTCCGAAGAACAAATTATTGAATTAGAAAAACCTTTTAAAACTTGGTTTGAATCAGATAATGGTCAATTTCACTTTATCGTAAAACTATTATGGAGAGGTGTTGGTGTTTATGCAAAAGGACTACCAGACCCTTATCTCCGTTTAGTTCAAAAACTAACTCAGGAAAAGAAAATTGCTGTTCTATTTAGTGATATGTCTCTTGTGTTTGGTGTATCAATGCCTTTTAGAACTGCTGTAATTTATAGAGATTCATTTGTAGAAGATGATTTGGATGCAATGTTATATCATCAAATGGCTGGACGTGCAGGACGTCGTGGTTTGGATAAAGAAGGTAATGTTGTATTCGCTGGATACAAGTGGAAGCGTATTGAAGAACTTTCAGTATGTCCAATTCCTAATATCATTGGTGTAAATACGTTGAATTATGTTGCACCGCATGCTAATAAAATTTCAGAGATAAAGAAAAATAATTTAGATTGGGATAATATATTTAAAAATCCATTGAATAATGAATCTGAAGAAGACCAATTGGAATTACTGGAATCTATTAAATCAAATTATAGTAAAGATGGGGGTTGGGCTTTTGCTCATACTGGACCAACTAAAGATGAAACTGAAATTAATCACCTTCTAATGATGTGGTCTTTGAGAAATGCAGAAGAATCAGAACCAATTATTGTTTCCTACTTACTACCTTTTATTAAAAGAGGATTTGAAAGTATGGATGCTGAGAATCAAGGCAGTCAAATTGAAATTGCATTATTCTTAGCTAATTTTATTAGTATTAAAGAAACAAATATAGATGAATATAAATTGCCTAAAAATAGTTTGTTTGAAACAGAAACATTTTCTAAAATATACGATGATTTGGAGGAGCTTCAAATAACGATTCCAAAAAATATTGATAATCGTATTTTTGCTTCTATTAAACTAAATAAATTAGTTAAAACCGATACAGAAAAAGAAGCAGACCAACTGCGTGAAAGATTGTTTAATTTTTCAGTAAAAATAATTACTATTCAACATTACTTTTTCGAGATAAAATCAAAGTCTTTGGCAAGACTTCTTGCTAAATTATTGACAAGAATTTGGTGGATTTATCACAAAAGCTCACCACTTGCAAAAGCATTTGGTCACTATGACGATGAAGGTGAGTATGAAGAGGTTGATGATGAAGCAATTGATGAAGATGAAGATAATGATGATTATGAAGAAGATTCTGAAGAAGAAGACTCGTCAGAAAAAACCTCTGAAATTGAAGTATAATTTTTTTATCTAACATATTTTAAATGTTTAAAACAAAAAATACAAACAGTAATAATTTAAATATAAGCGGTAGCATTGGTTATACTCTTTTAGAAGATGATAATAATAAAAAAAAAGTATTAATTTTAGCAGATATGCATTCTGAATTACCTTATTGTCAAAATGGAATTTTTGTAAGTGATTGGATGAAATCCAAATATAAAAGTAAAATTTTATTAGAAGAAGTTCCTAGAACAGGTTCTCAATTGAAAGAATTATGGCCTTCTTCTCCTCACACTCAAAAATTAAAAGACCTTTATTTAAGTAATAGTATGACAATTAATGGTGTAGATGTAAGACCTTTTTTAATTCCTTATTCTTGGGAAATAATTAATGAAGTTAAAGTTGAAAATATGAATTTACAAAAATATTTTTCATTTATTGATGATTTTTTTAAGTTAGAGCATCCTTATTTTATTAAAGAACTCAATAATGTTTATTCTAAAAAATATTTAGATAATTCAAATTTAGGTAATCATTTTTTTAAAATGAGAAAAGAAGTTGAGACTTTTATAAAAAAAAATAAATTATTATTAAAACAAACTATTAATGAATTAGTTCCAAATAATTATATAATGTTTGAACAAATAAATAATTTTATTAGTGATATAATGGAATGGTATATCATTGCAAAAATATTTAATGAAAATAGTAAACATAATTTTATAATTCACGCTGGGTTATTACATACATCAAATTTGAATAAATTATTATTAACTGATTATGGATTTAAATTAACTAATTTTGAAGGAATTTATTCAATTGATGATGCTGAAAAAAAATCAAATGGTTGTTTAATATTACCTAAAGCTATTAATGAACAATTTGGGGGGACCTAATAAGCTAATGCTTTACACCTTTGGCACGAGTTAAAATAAATTATTATTAATTTATTTTAATTTTTTTAAAATCTAAATATTGTTAATAATGGGTAATATAGTTACAGTTCATATAGATACACCTCATACACGTCATTCAGATGGTGATTATTGGAAAATTGGAAATAAACGTATAATAGTTCCTTTATCAACTTCTTGGAAACCAGAATATAAGACAGTTAATGCTCTAGACTTTCCTGATGAAAAATTATTATTTTCAATAAAAAATTTTGAAACATCAAGTGATAGACTATTTGTAAAAATATATTGTCATGATTATGGAACAGATCAATTTTCTAATAGTTATTTTTATTCATCAAGAAGTGATGGCTATTTTTGGAGATTTTGTTTTATATCAAAGGAACGTAGTACTACATTCCATAAAGGTTATAATTATGTAACTACTACTTTTATTAATATGAAATTACAAAAATTTATTTTTGATGAAATAGAAAAATTTAATGTACTACCAAAAAGATCAGAAGATTGTATAAATGAAAGAGTTATTACAGATGAAACATTATTGAAAAGGTTAATAGGTCGTGATTATATATCAGACAATCTATTTTTTAGAGTATTTGATTCGATTTTTGCTTCCGAGTTTCAATCCACAGGAAAACCAGACATGTTTAATGAATATTCTGCATGTTGTGCTTATTTAAATCAAAGTATTAGTAACTATGAAAAAGAAAAAGACACCCATCCAGCATATAAAAGTTTTTTAGAATTATTAAAAAATTTAAAAGCTTTTTTAACTAGTAATGGAGTTTTTAAAGATATCGAAGGTAGTAAAACAGAACATTTTAAAAAAGTTTATAGAGCATTTGATCAATTTTTCACACATTATTTTGAATATTTATTAGATACAAAAGATAAAGTAATATCAAATAGAGTTACATCTGTTGAGGGATATCAAGTTGTTATGAATATTTATACTATATATATTAATTATCGTCTTACTAACCAAAAATTTAAAGTTTATTATATGGTCTATAAATTTAAAAAACCAGGTGATACTACTTTTGGTTCTGTTAGAAAAGCTTTATTACAAATAATTCCTGAAAGAAGAAAAATTAACAAATATGGTCTAGATAGTCCATATGTTTCAGGAGGATATTTAATTAATAAAATATTTGATTACAAAAGCCAAAAATCTTTAATGACTTTTGGTGGTAAAGTAGCTGGTACAGAATATTTATTTATGGGAGATATAGTAAATATGGAATCATTACCATATGATAGTTATAAAGATCCTATAGAAGCAGTTGCAGCAACAAAAGTCCCTGTAGCACCACCTAAACCTCCTGTAGTTCCTGTTGCACCACCTAGACCTCCTGCATTAGTTATGGGGTTTCCTGAATTAGCAGCAACTAGAGTTCCTGCAACAGCACCTAGACCTCCTGCATTAGTTATGAGGGTTCCTGAATTAGCAGCAACTAGAGTTCCTGCAGCAGCAACTAGACCTCTTGTAGTTCCTGTAGCACCACCTAGACCTCCTGTTGTAGTAGCAAGAGATCCTGTAGCAGCGTCAAGAGCAGGAGCAGGAAAATATGCTATCATTCAGAAAAAACTTTCTAGAATACCATAAAAAAATTGAAAAATATACTACATAAATAGTATTAAGAATTGTATGTCAAATTCTAAATCACTTATGAATGAACCTACTTATCGTTCTTCTTTCTTTCAAAAAGGAGAATTGAAGGAACAAAATATTAAAATGGCAATGAAGCCAGAAGACAGTTTTAACCCTGCAAGAATTGAAGATTATATTAATCCTCAAAAGACTAAAGAAGAACTTATTAATGATAAACTAAAAACTGGTAAAAAGTTAACTTCTGCTGAGAAAATTCTATATCAAAACTTTCAGAAGAGACGTGAAGAACTTATTGAACGAGACCTTCGTAAAGTTCAACATATCAAAGAAACTGGTTCGGGTGATAATCCTGAAACAGAAGAAGGAAAGATTCTACTATTAATGTTTTATCTAAATAAATTTATTGAATCAAATAATGTAAATTCTATTTGTAATGTTTATCTAAAACTACAGAAGGAAGGTTATACTATTTCACCTGAAATCAAGAAAACCTATAAAACTATTCTTGATAAAATGGATAAAGTTGTTAGTATAACAGATTTAACAAAACTTCAATTTACTAAATTTCCAGATAGTATGCCTCCGCTTAATGTAACTGGATTTAAAAAGTTTGACCCTTGGCAAATTAATGTTGTAGACAATGTAAATAAGGGTATTTCAACGATTGTTAGTGCACCTACTTCCGCTGGTAAAACTGTTCTTGCAGGTTTTGCTACAACTAAAGGTAGAACTCTTATTATAATGCCAACAGATGCTCTTTGTTGGCAAATGGCATCGTATGTTGGAGGATTTCTTAATAAAGATATTCCTATTATAACAGATACATTTAATTCTATAACTAAAGATTATTGTGCTTGTATGGAAAAAAAGAATAGTTCTCTTGGATTGTCTTGTTCGATTTGTTCGCAATCTACCAGAGATAAAATTATTAAAAATCTAAATAATGCAGTAGCAATTGTAGGAACACCTGATGCTATTCTAAACTTTCTACCATTTATTAATACTGATTTCAATTGGATTATCTTTGACGAAATTCATATGATTGGAAAGATGGAAGGTAGTTCAATGGAATTAATTGCAAAAGTATTTAATAATGTAAACTTTCTAGCACTGTCTGCCACTATTGGTAATCTTGAAGAAATTACTTCTTGGTTTCAAAAATTAAACCCAAAACGTACTGTTCAAAATATTATTTGCGATAAACGTTTTTTCAATCTACAAAGATACTATTATAATACGAAAGATGATGAACTAAAAATTCTTCATCCACTAGCTCTAGTAAATCTGGAGGATTTTGAAAATAGTTCTATTCTTAGAAAGAATCTTCCAGCAACACCAACTGATACTTGGCTACTTTATTGTAAGCTAAAGGAAGAATTTAATGATTTGGGTAAACTAAATCACGATACATATTTTGGTGTTCGTGAAATTATTCATTTGGATAGAGTCAATAAGTTCTTTATGGAACTTATTGAATTTATGGTCACTATAACATCTGATAATAAAGATAAAATTAGTAAGATTATTGATGGTTTTAAAAATATTGAGCTTTCAGATGAACCAGTCGATTTAGTCACACTAGCTTTCAAACTAAAAGATGCTGATAAAGCACCTGCTATTATTTTTCAAAAAAATACACTCGCTTGTATTAAAATTATGATGGATTTTGGAAACAAAGTAGAAGCTTTGGAAGAAGCTGAATTTCCTAATTTGTATAATATCAGAGTTAAAGACCGTCAAAAGGCAGAAAAAATTTCTATTCAAATTGCTAAACTAGAAGCTAAAATTGCTAGTGGAGGAAAGCAAAATGGGAAAAATAGAGACAAGTCAAAAAATATATCTAAAACTAAACAAAATACAATGGAAGTGAAGGAAGAAGAGGAAGAAGAGAAAGAAGAGAAAGAAGAGGAGGAAGAGGAAGAAGAGGAAGAAGAGGAAGAAGAGGAAGAAGTGAAAGAAGAGGAGGAGGAGGAAGAAGTGGAAGAGGAAGTGGAAGAGGAAGAGGAGAAAGAAGAAACTGACGAAGAAAAGTTAGAAAAATTTAATGATAAACTAGGTCAATTAAACCTAGAAAATCCGAATGAACCTCATTATAAATATAATTTTAATCCTACTCAAATCTATAATGAAAAAAAAATTACAGAAATTATTAATGACCTAAAGACTTGGTTTCCTAACGAAAAAGATGACAGGCCCCACATCATTATTCGCCTTTTATGGCGAGGTATTGGTATTTATGCGAAAGGCCTTCCTGACCCTTATCTACGTCTCGTTCAGAAACTAACTTGTGAGAAAAATATTGCCGTTCTATTTAGTGACATGTCTCTAGTGTTTGGTGTATCCATGCCTTTTAGAACTGCGGTTATTTACAATGACCCGTATGTAGTTGATGATTTGGATTCTATGCTGTATCATCAAATGGCTGGTCGTGCTGGACGTCGTGGCCTAGATAAAGAAGGTAATGTAATTTTTGCTGGCTTTAAATGGAGTAGAATTGAAGAACTATCAACTTGTTCCATTCCAAATATTAAAGGTATTAATACCCAAAATTATAATGTACCTCATGCAAGTATAATTTATCAAAATGCAAGTATAATTTCTAGTCAAAAGAAAACATTGAAATGGGATAATATTTTTGATAACCCTCTTGATGATTCAACAAATAAAAATCTAAGTATGACAGAACTAAATTCCAATTATCAAAATAAATGGAGTTTCGCTCTTAAGAAAGATATTAATCATTCTTGGATGATGTGGACCCTTAGAAATACTGGTCTATATGAACCTCTAATTGTTGCATATCTTTTACCATTAATTATTAAGAAATTTGAAAATAAAGATTATGCAGATTCTAAAAATCAAAATTCTCTGTTCCACTTACTTGCCAATTTTCTTGATTTTGTTATTGAAGAGAAGGATGAGGAATTTAATAAAATTACAGAAGAACTTACAAGTCTAGGTATTCCAACCATTAAAGAAATTGATAACAAAGCATGGTTATCATTTAGGATTAATAAAATTGTTGATACTGACACCGATTTTGAAAGTAATGAAATTAGAAAGAGACTGTTGAACTTGTCACAAAAAATGACAGCAATTCAATTGTACTTTTATCATACCAATTCAGTTAACCTAACTAAACTGTTTGGTAAAATTATTAAGAGACTATCAAATATTTATCATAATAATTCTTACTTGATTAAGAAAATTATTAATAAAACTGAATATCAATCAGTTATTTCAAGTGAACAAAAAAATCAACCATCGTTTGCTTATTACTATGAAGAAAAAGTGGTTAGTGGAAAATTTAAACCATCTTTAAATACGAGTGATGATGATTAATAATTAATTTAATTTTCAAGTACATAAAAATATGTCTTATTAGGTAAAATATTAGCAATATTATTTTTTAATATATGAATTTGTGGATTTGTAATATTTTCAGACGCAATACAACCTATAGATATATCATTAATTTCTATTATGATATCTATTGAACCTGCTGTATTCCAAACATCGAATATACTATATTTTTTTTCACCATTATTTATAAAATCAGAACATTGTTTTAATGCTTGAGAATGTGAAATTATTGTTCTAATATCATTAATATTTGCTTTATTTAATCCAAATAAACAATGATTTATATCAGTTTCTAATATATTTAATATTTTAAAATTATATTTTTCTTGTAACGATGTAACTTCTTTAACATTACCTGTAATAATATTTTTAAAAGGACAAACAATTATATCAACTTCTTTACTTGCTAATGCTTCAAATAAAGCTTCAAATGATTTATAATCTTTCAATTCATATAATGAATTAAAATTATTTAATATAGTTTGGTATGAATAGGAACCTATAGTACCTTGATAACCTACTTTTTTTAACATTAAGTTATATATAATTTAATCTTTATTAAAAAATTTCTCAGTTTATTATATGGATAAAAATAATAAAGATAAATCACCTTTTTCAAAGGATGATTATAATTCAGGTGATGGTATGATGACGTCAGTTTGGGGACCAGCAACTTGGTTATTACTTCATACTATGAGTTTTAATTATCCAATAAATCCTTCAGAAGAACAAAAAAAACATTATTATAAATATTTCAAAAATTTACAAAATGTATTACCTTGTCGATATTGTAGGGAAAATTTAACAAAAAATTTAAAAACACTTAAATTAACTAAAAAAACAATGAAAAATCGCGAAACATTATCTAAATGGGTTTATGAATTACATGAAAAAATTAATACTATGTTAGGTAAATCATCTGGATTAACTTATGATGATGTTAGAGATAGATATGAACATTTCAGATCTAGATGCTTAGTTGAACCTGGTCAAGAAGTTCCTAAAATTGATGGAAAAGAAAAAGGTTGTACTGAACCATTATATGGAGTTAAATCTAAATGTGTTATTAATATTGTTCCTAGGGATGATAGATTAGCTTCTTTTAAAATGGATCCTAAATGTGTTATTAAAAAAGGTAAAAAAATAAACTAATTATATATATATGGAAAAATATATAATAATATTTGTAATATTAGCAACAATATATTATATTCAAACACAATTAAATAAAACAGAAGGCTTTGAAAGTGTTCCTGCACAAAGTGTTGGCGGAGTAGACGACACTAATGCTATTAATACACTAGCGCAAATAGCAAAGAATTTAATGGCAGGTGGGGTAACGGTTCCGGGTAATATGATTGTTCAAGGTGATATGGCGCTTAAAGGTAACATGGCTGTTACTGGTACTATGGCAGTTCAAAGTAATATGACTGTTACTGGTACTACGACTCTTAATGGAGCAGTTAAAGGTATGTTATCAATAGTAGATACTTCTGGTCCAATTAAAATTTCTTCAATTTATAATAATAATGAAATGACACTAGATGCAATTACTATTGATCCCAAAAAAAATGAAATGAATATAATGTCAATCAAAAATTCTCAAATAAAATCTCAAACAATTTATGCAGAAAAAATAACCATTAATGATTCTTTAATGTTACCAATGCTTTATAGAAAACATGATACTGCTGGTTATCTTTACATTAGAGCTTATGGTTATAAAGTACCATTGTATTATGGATTTAATATGGCATTTACTGACCACAATATAAAAGAAGCTGTACGTGCTAAAAACAAATGGCCTGAGTCTATGTTTAGTAATACAATTCTAGATTTGAGACAAGCCAATAATAATACTGATCAAAATTGGGTAGCAAGATATTTAGTTGTATTTCCTGGTTATAAAATTAGACTTTATATGTGGGGGGGTAATAATTTTACAGATAAATTAGGAGTTAAAGGAGTAGGTGAATATCTTTTCCCAGATAATGACTCAAGAATACATGGTATTTATGTAGCATTAGCAGAAGAACAGGATCCTCTTGCTACAATTCTATTCTAAATCAAAAAAAAAATAAACTAATTATAATTATATGGAAAAATATATAATAATATTTGTAATATTAGCAACAATATATTATATTCAAACTAAATTGAAAGAAACAGAAGGTTTTGAAAGTCTTCCTGCTCAAAGCGTTGGTGGTGTTGATGATAATAACGCTATTAATACATTAGCTCAAATATCAAAACAATTAATGGTGGGTGGATTGACTATTCCAGGTAATATGTCAGTTCAAGGTACTATGCAAGTTCAAGGTGATATGACGCTTAAAAGTAATGTGACTGTTCAAGGCACAATGACCCTTAATGGAGATGTTAAAGGTATACTTTCAATAGTAGATGTTTCTGGTCCTACTAAGGTTTCTTCAAGCTATGCTTATCAAGATGCCACCCAAAAAATCAGTTCTCGTAGAGAAATGGATA